TCGCCATAATGCTCTATGAAATCGAAATCACTCATTTCTTCTTCCTCGTTGTTTTTTTTGCTGTAGTCTTTTTTGTTCTTGACTTTGCTTTTGTCTTGGGAGCAGCCTTTTTTTTAGGAGCCGGCTTTGGTTTTTCTAATTTTACAATCTTTGGCTCTTCTATGATTTCTGGCTTTTGCTCAATAACCTCAATGACAGTCTCATCAGGCTCTTCATTTTCTTGTTTATTTGCAGCAACCATTCCGGCATACTTTGGATGCGTCCTTAGTTTAGCAAACTTTGGACTTCTCAATACTCTTCTTTTCTTACCCACAATACCTCCAGTGGTTTGTAATAAATAGTTTCCATAAAAAGAAAACCCCCAACCGATTGGAAGGGGGTTTGAAAGATAACGAAAAGTTTACTTATTAGTTATCAAAAGTTACTCCAGCGTAGTTCTGAACAAACGCCTCTACATACCAGCCAGTTCCATCAGAAATCAGTCGCACTCTGTCTCCTTTCAAAGAAGCAGAAGAGAATGTGATTTTAGTATTGGACGCGGCGGCGACATCAGCATCGGTACCGGCGGATTCTCCCTGAGTGGAGCCATAAACTGCTCCATAAAAATCCTCAGTTGCCGCGGCTTGGACAACCGTACATGGATTATTGGCGTAATCGGCCGTCAGAATAACAGTAAAATTCAACCCGGCCGCTGCTGCTGGCAAAGTGATATCAATTCCATCCGCACCCATTAAAATAACCTTTCCACTATCCGCAACAGTTAATGTCGTGTCGGCTGCGACGACTTTAGTGTTTATATAACCAACATCAACTTGGTTTGTATTTGCATTTATTAGAGCGGTAATCCGCGCTATTCCTAGTCTTTTTGTTCCCATGTTAGAAACCCTCCCTTGGCTTTCGCCATTTATAATCATGCCCTCATTTCGAAATGAAATGGGGGTGGGTCATAATGCCCACCTAATAACTTGGTATGAACCTTTATGGCTCACTTATAAATAGAAAACCAATCAGCAAAAGTCTTATAACTTTACAAACATTTCATCACATTGATGATGGCGGCCTGAACTGAGTATAATGCAAGGCGAAAGTTATGCTGCCAGTTCCACCGGTTTTCTCGTCCGTCTCGAAATAGATGTGTGTATCAACGGCGGCTGTGTGCAACCACGGGGAAACACCGCCGGCGGCTGCATCTTGTATTGGATGGTAAATTGCGGTCTGGCCAGAAGAAGATAGAACCATATCTATTGGTGCACCACCGCCCGAGAGGTTGCCATCGGTGCCAGACATGAACCACTGGGGCGCTGAAATTGCGGCGCAGCCATGGCTCGGGCTGCCGCTGCTTGTCAAACCGATTCTGGAAATCCATCGCGAGTCTCCGGCGTTGTCCTGCAATGTTGTGCCAACACGAACAGAAAGAGCATCGATGCGGCAGAAGCGAGGAACTATGAAAGAAGAACTGTATTGATAAGAGTCTGTGACAGATTTGTCTGCCAGTCGACCGTCGGTATTACCGGATCCGGACGCGTCAAAGGTCAGGTGCCCCTCTTTGATCCGGAACATAGTTCTGGCGCCTGGATTGGACATCGCAAGTGTTAGAGTTGGATGTTCGTTGGTAATAGACATGTTGCCACTAAGCTGCAAAGTGCCAGATATGGCATTTCCCGGCAGTTGTAGGCTTGTCAGGTGTCGCAATGATTTCCTGTTAAATTGATTTCTTTTAGCCATTTTTAGTTTCTCCCGTTTGAACTATTCACTATGTTTGTCGTGCCCAAAGACTTTCATCTTCTTCTCTTATAAATAGTTATACCTTTCGCCACAACACCTTCTGATTAAAAAAAATAAAAAACCCGCCCTCCGAAGAGAGCGGGCTAGGTTTAGTCAACCTTTATGGATTAGCTGATTAAGTTGTTGAACCAGACTCACCGAGGAGGCCGCGGACAATAACGAGCCCATACATATCAGGACGCACCATCTTCTTGGCGTACCGAGTCATCACACCCTTGCGAGGCACGAAGTCTTCAGTACCAAAGATGGTAGGAGTGACTTGTAGAGGCACATAAGGAGCGTAGACATATCCACTTTCGAGGAATGAACCACCCTTACGACCAACGAGGATCACATTTCGTGGGAAGTAGGGATCGACATAGATGTCCCACTTCTTGCTCACGGAACCGACCTTAACAGCACCAACAGTACCACTATCGCTGTCAACAGTGACAGAAGCGCGGAAACCAGCGGTGAACTCAAGGATAGAAGCAACTTCAGGTGAACACACGATGAAGTTAGCCCCGCCACGAAGAGTCTTGACATGGATTCGAGCAGAGACATCATTGATAGTCTCGACAAGAGTCTCATACCATTCGCTGACAGTACCGGTGAAATCAGGAGCAGCAGAAGATGCGCCGATTTCAGCACCAGTTGAACGGTTGACGAACAGACCAGGTGAACGCGACCAGTAGTATGTACCAGCAGTAGCGCCCTTCACGAGGTCGTTAAGGATCTCACGGTCGATCTCTAGAGCAATGTGCTCAGAGAGGATCGAAGTAAGCTCAACCTCTGCATCCAAGTTGTGGTATGCATTCAGGTCCTGACCAAGCTCTGGAGTCCATTTGGCTTTCAGTTTCTTGGTAATCGCAGTCACAGCAACACTGTCAACCTTGATGTCGATCTCAGGGATGAAGTCCTTGGCAGCACCATCAAAGGAAGATCCATCTGATGGTGAACGCGCACCTTCAAGTGCCCATGGGTGTGCACCTTCAACAGCACCGATAGTATCGGAAGCGTTAAAGGCGTCAGCCAATGGATAGGTGATGGATGCCGCGGCGACTGTTCCCGTTTCCATCAGATTATCAATATCAGCGGCTGCAAAATAGAACAACACATTGGTTTTAGTGGAGTCCAAAGCGGTCAACCTTCGAAGGGTTGTAACCCCGGATCCTGACGCATGAGAACAAGACATAGCGATCAAATTGTCGCGATTCAAGTTCGGGAAACTGGTCAGAGCAACACTCTTCTCACTAACACCGTGTCCGGCCTGTTGCAGAAGATCTGGATCATAACGAAGAGCCTTCTTTTGTGCATCGGTCAATTCACTCACGCTAGCGTTGGTAACAACAGTTGAACCAGCGGCGAGTGCGACACTGACTGAACCAGTTGGCGAAGAATAGCCTGACTGAAGGTTATAAAAACCACCGCCATCTTCAGTGACATTGGTGAGACCACCTGTGATCTGGCTGGCAATTATGCCACCACCGTATACAGATGTTCCGAAAGGACGATCCGCGGAATCACCTTCACTCTCGAACTCCATCCTGGCTTTATTTGTATAAGTAAAGTCCAAGAAGAAGATCAGGCCTGAAGGCAAGCTCATTGGTTGAACGCTGACAATATCGTTAGCGAGAAGTCCACCGAATACACGACGAACAAGTGGGAATGCGACAGAGGCGAAACCCTGCACATCTCCAGCAGACATTGAAGAAGCCTCTTTCAGAAGCTGTGATGCCTGGTTTTCGAGGAGACGAGCCATGCCGTTACGGCTTGGATCTCCTTCGAGACCTTCCAGAAGACCGGTCTTTTCCCACTTGGAGAGAAGAGCATCGCCTTCCTTCTGGAGGTCGCGAGAGCGAATGCCCTCGGTAAGTTTATCAAGAATTGACATTTTTAATACCTCCTAAGTATTTTATTTTTTGATTCCTGCCAGTGCTTGGAGTCGATTCTTCACAGCGCTTTCGCGAGATGAATTCTCTCTTCTTCGTCTTGGCACATTTAGCGATGGTCGGCTGATTGCTTCGCTCAACGATTTTGGAGCCTTCCTTGTGGATGGTCCCGCTGTGCTTTGAAGGGTCTCAAATATAACCTTCGCTTCTTCTACAGAATCTGCATTTTGGATGGACTCGACAATTCTATTTTTTTGCCGCTCATTCAAGGAGGCACTCGTCAATGTCTGATTCGTGTAAAGTTGTTTTGCATTTGAAAGGATTGACTCATCGAGCTTGCCTTTCATTGCATAAATTAGTTCTTTCAGCTTCTTGTTTTCGTCTTCCAATTTCTTGGACTCGTCGACTGAAAGTCTTTCGCCGGCGTCTTGAAGAGCTTCGATCTCTTCCTTGGCTTCCGTGCCGCATCGACGGGCGAGTTCCATTTCTTCTGCGTCGTCCATAACTGCCGCAGGTGTTCCTGCCCAGCCACTCTTCTGTGGGCTGATGTCGACAACAAGTTTCTCGACGATCTCTTTAACCATTTCTTCGTCGATCTCAATCTCTTCGTCAAGGTCCTCTCGCACAAAGGCCGGCTTTCGCGTTGTGATGCCGGGTATGGTTGTTGTTTCGGCTCGATCACCGGTGCCAGCGAGGCCCTCTGGCGGACGCGTGTCTGGCTCCATGCTCAGTATATAAGCTTCAATCTCTTCTCTTGTCATGTCCTCTATCGCTGTTTTCATTCCGTGTGCTGCTGTGCCTGGGACATAATCCATAAGCCCCTCTTCTAGCTCCTCGTCTTCGAATACCAAATCAATTTCTTCGTCAAGCTCTTCCGACTCAAGCATAAGATCTTCCCCCCCTTCTTCCGGCTCAATGCCAAACTCATCAACTGGTAGAAGCACCGGCTCTTCTTCTGGCATCTCGTCAGCCATCTTTTTAAGATCGTCCAAAGAAATTGTAATCTCAACCTCTTCACT